TGCCGCACGAGCGCGAGGCGCGAGCCCGCGGCGTGCCGACGCTGGGCTCGGGCCGGATCTTCATGGCACCGGAAGAAGCGATCCTGGAGGATTTCCCGAATCCGGTACCAGCACATTGGGCAAAACTCTGGGCGGTCGACTTCGGGATCGATCATCCATTTGCGGCGGTCCTGCTCGGCTGGGACAAGGACTTCGATATTATCCATATTCTACACGCGATCTGGATGCAGGACGCTCTGATCATGCAGCACGCGCGCGCGATGCTGACTGTTGGCGCCGCGGTTCCGGTGGCCTGGCCCCATGACGGCCATGTGCGCGATCGAAATTCCGGCGACCCGCTGTCAAAGCTCTACAAGAAGGAAGGGCTTCTGATGCTGCCGGACCACGCGCAGTGGGAAAGCGGCGGCATCTCGACCGAGGCCGGCATCCTTGAGTGGGATCAGCGCGAGAAGAATGGAAAGCTGAAGGTTGCGCGACATCTTACCGACTGGCTGGAGGAGCGGCGGTTCTATCACCGCAAGGATGGCCAGATAGTCAAGCTGAAGGACGACCTGATGTCCGCCACCCGCATAGGCCTGATGGCCAAGCGGTTCGGCAGGCCGGTGCTGCTCGGCGACCGCAGGATGCCCCGCGAGCAGGGCGAGCGCGCCGCCGGCACCGACTTCGACCTGTTCACCGGTTCCTGATGGGTGCGTTGCTGATAAGCGCTCCGCCGAACACCTTCCTCACCGTGAAGGCCCACATGGGCGTTCCTCCCTAGACTTGCGGGCGGTGATGACATGCACCGTCCGCCTTTTTGGAGATCGGTGTGGCGGGCACAAGCCAGAATCTTACCGGCGTCGCTTCGGTCGACCTGGGTCTTGGCTCCAATCTCAGCCAGCAGGTGCAGGACGAGACCGAGGAAGAGAAGCGCAGGAAGCGGCTGGGGCTATCGGCCCTGCAATCACCGGCGGCGTCGATGCTGCTTGGAAACGGGGCGGCCGGTGTCGGAAAAATCTGACACGATCAATCTGAGGATGAGTGGCGAGGAACTGCGGCAATCGTGGCAGGGCCGCGCTCTTGCGCTGACCGAGATCGCCGCGCCTAAGTTGTGCCGCGTGCTGATGAGCGTGCTGGCAGACAACTACGATGAGACGATGCCCTTCCTGCTGCATTCGGTGTTCGGCTCTGCTGCCGTGACAGCGCCGTTCCTGTGCACCAGCCCGAAGATCAATAAGGCAGGCCGCGTCGTCGCCGATCTCATCACCAAGTACGGCACCCGGCAGAAGAATTTCGTCGTGTTCGACGACGAGACGCAGATGGAAGGCGTATTCCGCAAGCTGGCCGATAGCCTGAAGCTGTCGGACGCCGAGCGTATCGATCTTTTTATTGCGGTGCGATTCTGGGTGAAGGCCGATCAGCGGCTGGACCCGACCTTTGACCGGAGCGATCCGGACGCCAAGCGCCTGGTGCTGAACTGATGGCTGTCGCCTCGCCCATGGCTCGCAAATACAGGATGATCTCCTCTGCTGAGGAGTCCGTCGTCGGCGAGATCATGCGCGACTTCACCGAGCGCACGATCTGGCGGAATACGTTCGCCGCGCAATGGGAAGAGGCGGCACTGCTGATCTGGCCCGAGCATCGCAACACGTTCTTCTATGGCTCCTGGAACTGGCCCGGCCAGAAGAAGGCATACCAGCAGGTAGACGCATCCGGGATGCTGGCGCTGCACCGGTTTGCGGCGATCGCGGATTCGCTGCTGACGCCGGCGAACAGCGAGTGGCATTCGCTCGAGGCCAGCGACGATTACGTGATGAAGGACCGGGCCACGCGAATGTGGTTCGACGCGCTCACTCGGCTCCTGTTCAAGTATCGTCGCAATCCGCTCGCCAATTTCCGTGGACAGAACAACGCGAATTTCCGATCGCTCGGCGGGTTCGGCAACTCGACCATGTTCGTCGATGCGTTCGACGGTCGCGACAATCATGGCTTCAAGGGCCTGCGCTACCGATCCGTTCCGCTGGGTGAGACCTTCTTCGCCGAGAACCACCAGGGTGTGGTCGACAGCATCATCCGCTGGTTCCGGTTCACGCCGCAGCAGGCCGCGCGGAAATGGAAGTACGAGAATCTCCCGATGGCGATTGTGGCCGCGCTGGAGAAGGACAGCCAGCAGCCGTTCAATTTCCTGCATTGTGTCCGGCCGCGCGGCGACTATGACCGCGACCGGTACGACGCAAAAGGCCTGCCATTCTCATCGCATTACATCTCGATCGAGGGCGGCTGCCTGATGCAGGAGGAAGGCGGTTACCGCACGTTCCCCTATGCAGTATCGCGCTATGACCAGGCGCCACGCGAGGTCTACGGCCGCGGCCCGGCGCAGATGGTGCTGCCGGCGCTGAAGACCTTGAACGCGCAGAAGAGCATGTTCCTGAAGCAGGGCCATCGCGCTGCCGATCCGGTACTTCTGACGACGGAAGACGGGATCATCAATTTCAACCTGAAGCCGGGCTCCATGAATGCCGGTGGCGTGAACTCCGACGGCAAGTCGCTGGTGCAGGTGTTGCCGACCGGCGAAATCCAGGTGGCCAAGGAGATGATGGCCGAGGAGCGCGCGATCATCGACGATATGTTCCTGGTCACTCTCTACAAGGTACTTTCCGATCATCCCAGCATGACGGCGACGCAGGTCATCGAGCTGGTCAACGAGAAGGGAATCCTGATCGCTCCGACGCTCGGCCGGCAGGAGACCGAGTATCTCGGCCCGATGATCGAGCGCGAGATCGACGTCCTGCAATCTCTGAACCTATTGCCGCCGCCGCCGCCACGTCTGCGCGAGGCACGTGGTGAATATCAGGTGGTCTACACCTCGCCCTTAGCGCTGTCGCAGCGCGCCAATGAGGCGGCCGGCTTCATTCGCACCGTCGAGACGGCGAAGGAGATCGTCAACATCACGCAGGACCCGAGCTATCTCGACCCGTTCGACTTCGACGTCGCTATTCCCGAGATTGCCAAGATCCAGAACGTGCCCGAGCACTGGATGGCCGATGATCAGAAGGTGTCCGCCCGGCGCCAGGCGCGCGCAAAGGCCAAGGCCCAGGAACAGCAGATACAGGCGCTGCCGAACCAGGCGGCCATGCTCAAGGCTCAAGCCGCGGTCGCCAAGGCGCAGCCCGGTCTCGGTACGCAGGGAATCGGCGGACCGCAGCCGGCGGGTGCGTAAGTGCTAGATCCGGAAAGCGAGGACCTGGTTCGCGCCTATCGCCTGTTCTTCAGCACGCCAGATGGCATGGCAGTGCTGGTCGACCTGATGAAATTCTGCCGTTTTCGGCGCGATGCCGAAACGCAGATAGACGAGGGGATGCGGCGGGTTTTCCTGCACATCCTCAATTTCTCGCAATTGTCTGACGAACAGCTTATTGCGCTGTACGCCGGTCGAAAGTTCAACACAACGGAGCCTCAAAATGAGTGAGACACCTCCGGCAACCCCGCCGGCGACACCACCCGCAACCCCTCCCGCCACTCCTCCGGCCGCGCCCTGGTACGAGGGCAAGGTCGATGCCGATATTCTCGGTCATTGGGATAACAAGGGGTGGAAGAAGGACGATCCCGTCGCGATCGCCGTGGAAGCATCGAAACAGGCACGTGAACTGCAGAAGCATTTTGGCGTGCCGGCGGATCAGCTTCTGCGCCTGCCGAAGGATGCGAACGATGAGGCCGCGTGGTCGAACGTGCGCCAGCGCCTCGGCATGCCGAAGGAGGCCAAGGACTACGATCTGTCCGGGGTCAAGTTCAAGGACGGCACCGAACTGGATCAGGGCTTCGTCGACGCGATGCGCGGCGCGCTGCACAAGGCAGGTGTCGCCAAGGATTTCGCGCCGGAGATTGCGCGCGCGGTGGTGGGCTTCATGGACGCCGCCGACGCTGCGGAGAGTGACGCACGCGCAGCAACGTTGAAGGGAGAGCGCGACATTCTGAACCGCGAATGGGGAACGAATTTCGAGTTCAACAAGGTCACGGCCATGCAGGGCGCCAAGCGGCTCGGCGTGGACGAGGCCACAGTGCAGGCGCTGGAGAACGTCGTCGGCTATTCCAAGATCATGGAGATGTTCCGGAAGATCGGCGCCGGTACCAACGAAGATACCTTTGTCGAGGGCGGCCATGGAAACCCGACCACGACGAATGGCGCCGTCGCTCGCAAGAACGAACTGATGTCTGATCCGGAATGGGTCAAGCGATACCTGTCCGGCAGCCTGAAGGAGGTTCAGGAAATGAACAACCTGATCAGCCTGATCTCGGGAGCTGCGGCATGAACAGGGACGAATTGAAGGGAATCACTCCCCGCAAATGCCCGGAAGCCTGCACGCAGGAGCGCTGCGTGATCAGCACCGTCGGCGTCTGCAAGCACCCATCATTCACTTCCGATAGCGGCTGCGGTCCGATCACGATGGCCAATCGTGAGCTGGCGCGGAAGGTCGTCAAGATCAACCTCATCGAAGGAGATGGTGATGCCCAGCGAGAGTCAGGCGCAGCACGGCTTCGCGGCGATGTCGAGGACGGCGGCGGGGCGAAGAAAGCTCCGCGCGCACGGAAAAAAGCCAATGCCGGCCGACGTGGCAAACGAGTACCTGCACGCCGATCGGGGGCGAAAGATCAGCCACCTGGCGAAACACGTCAGGAAGAAGGGATGACCAATGGCGAAGAAGCATTGGATATCTGGCGCAATCAAGCATCCGGGAGCTGAGAAGCGGGCAGCGGCCCGCGCCGGGATGAGCGCTCACGCCTTCATGGAGAAGCACAAGAACGATCCAGGCAAGGCCGGCGCCCGCGCGCGGCTCGGTCTTCGCCTCTCCCGGATGGCACGCAAAAAGTAACTGGGTGCGTTGCTGGGAAACGGCTGATCCGCCAGTTTCCCGCCTGCGAGCATCAACGGGCCCCGAGAGGACAAGCCCGGCTCGAAACGAATGGCCCCCCGTGAGGGATACGGCCGGCATGAATGACCCCCGCGGCATACGCCCGGTCACGGTCGCTTAACCCGGTTCAACCCAACAGGCGAAGGGCCATGTCCGAGAACCTCCCGAAACTCGCTGTCGAGACCTTCTCGACCGTTCTCCATCTGAAGCTGCAGCAGACGCAATCCATGCTGCGCGGCAAGGTCATGGAGGGCAACCACGTCGGTAAGCAAGCCAGCCCGATCGATTACATCGGCAACATCCAGATGAAAGCGCCGGCCGGTCGCTTCACGCCGAACCAGCCTCAGAACACGGATTTCACACGCCGGTGGGTCACCCCGGTCGACAAGGAAGCGTATCAGCTCATCGACACCTTCGATAAGCTTCGGCTTCTGATGGACCCGCAGTCGCAGTATGCGAGCGTCGCCGCAGCCGCTGTCGCCCGCGAATGGGACGATCGCATCATTGCCGCCGCCTTCGCGACCGCGATGATCGGCGATTCCACCGGCATCGGCACCACCACAGAGGCATTCAACACCGGCTCGACTGTTACCGGTGCTGGCTTCACGGTCCCGGTGAACTTCGGGTCGTCTTCAAGCTCTGGCCTTACCGTGGCGAAGATGATCGAAGCCAAGCGCGCCATGCGCAAGTTGCAGGTGCCGGTCGATACCGAGCAACTGACCTGGGTGACGAACAGCCAAGGCGAATCCGATCTGCTCAATCAGGTGCAGGTGGTCTCGACCGACTTCTCGGACAAGCCGGTGCTGATGGACGGCAAGGTGGTCCGCTTCATGGGCTGGGACATCTGCTACAGCGAGCGTCTCATCTCTTCGTCGAGCCAGCGGCAGAATATCGCCATGGTCAAGTCGGGCGCCTACCTCGGGATCTGGAAGGACACCGAGAACGACGTCGATCGCCGCCGCGATCTGTCCGGCCTGCCGTGGCAACTCGCAACCCTGATGTCATCCGGCGCAACCCGGCTCGAGCCCGGTCGGCTCCTGCAGGTGCTCTGTGCCGATACCTCGGCTGCCGCCGACGTGACGCCGTAAGGAGATAACGATGGCTACCGAAGCACTCAAATCAGTTCCCATCACCAACCTGGACTCCACGCCGGCGATCCCGAACTCGTCCGGTCAGGGCGGACCAGGTGCATTGCGGTCGGTCAATGGTCATGTCGCGGCGACTACCGGCGTCACCTCCGGCTCAACCTATCGGCTCGTCCGCATCCCGACGAATGCCTGTGTCAAGCATGTGTTGCTGACGAACGCGGCGTTGTCGACCTCGACAGCGGCGGATATCGACGTTGCGTTCTCGGACTCGACCACCGACGGCACGCCGGCGAGCCTGCAAGGCACGATCCCGCAGGTATCCTCCGCCGACAACAAGCTGTTCGGAGCCGCGGTTGCGATGTCGGCCGCGCAGAAGAACCAGGACCAGACCTTCGCCGGCAGCTTCACGACAGATCATCAGAACATTCCGCTGTGGCAGGTTCTGAACACGCTCGGATCGCTCGGCTGGACCAGCGATCCCGGCGGGTTCTTCGACATCCTCGTCAAGACCACCGCGACGGTCACGGCCGGCGGCGACATCTCGATCGAGGTCCAGTACGTGGTCGACGGCTAGGAGAGCGCAATGGCAGCGGTCTCCTATTCGATCAATCGCGGTCAGGACGGCTTCAAGCAGTCCGATTTCACGCACGGCACGAGTGCGCCGGCAGCGAATGACATCGAGCTGCGGGTGAACAC